CAGGATACACATTCTTAAGCTATGCTGAATATGTTTTGAGAAACAATCCAAAAGACAAAGACTTTTACATTGCGCCATTATACAATCACATGATTGATGATTGTAAAAAAGTTATCACAATTGAAACGGAGAAGATGCATGTTCTTGGTGATGTAGATAGCTTTGAATTCTTCCGTAAGAGAGTTATTGCTAGATTTGGTGATAAACCTATTGCATTAGCTTCTGACCATTCTGGTTTTGATGCAAAAGAAATGGCCAAAAAAGTCCTAGATAGTAAAGGTATCAAGTACATTGATGTTGGAACATATGTAGATAAACCTTGTGATTATTATGATTACATAAGCCAATCAACAGAGTTAATCAGAGATAACATATGTGAATTTGGCATTGCGTTCTGTCGTTCAGGTCAAGGTGTTAATATTGCTGCCAGTCAATCTGGTGTAATTAGTGCATTGACGTTTGATGAGTATACAGCTGAGTTTTCTATCAAACATAACTGTGCAAATCACTTTGCTGTTCCGTCCAAATACGTAGACGAAGAAAAGTTTTCTGCAATGGTTGATATTTGGATGAAAACAACATTTGATGGTGGCAGACACTTAACGAGACTTAATAAGGTGTTCAAATGAAAATTGCATTATGTTTTTCAGGACAAGCTCGTTCTGTTGAAAGAGGTTACGAGTATTACAGAAAAAATCTATTAGATGACCATGATGTTGATGTATTCTTTCATACATGGCAAGTAGACAATATTGTTGAAAAAATGGTTGAATTGTATAAACCTACTCGTTATTCATATGCACCTGGATTACAATTGGATGTAGATAGAAAGTATACAAATACACCAAATGCACAAAAGTATCCTCCTAGATTCACCTATTCAATGTTCTTTTCTATGAATAAATGCCGTGAGTTGATGATGTATTATGCATCAACACAAGGCATACAATATGATTGGGTCATTCGTACAAGAACAGATTATGCTTTGAATGTCAAGATACCTTTTGACCAATTACCTAATGAGATGTTATATATTCCAAATTGTAGAATGGTGCCAACTAGAGATTTTGGTAACGACCAATTTGCATTTAGCTCACAAGATAATATGAACAAATACATGTCTACTTTCTTAAACTTAGACAAATATTATAATGCAGGTACATCATTTATTGGTGAAGACTTAATGAGTGCAAACTTACATGAACATGGACTATTTGGACCTAATTTACAATACGTCAATATGAATAACCCATTTCCTCCTGGACCACACAATGGTACTTGGCACTCTTTGATTCGTGACGATTATGACCAGTGGACCAAAGCTAGTTAAGGTTTTGAACGGACATTCTGGTAGTGAAATTTACCTGATGCAGTCTGTTGATTTGTTTGTCCGTAAAGTTGGTAACACTAAAAGAAATGTAGAAAGACTAACGGCATTGAAAGATGCTGGTTATCCTGTTCCTGAAATTCTCCAAGTGAATGATGATTCATATGACATGGAATATATTCATGGTTTAGATATAAAAAGTTATCTAGTTGCAAATGACACCAGACAGTTAGAGATATTCATACATCAGATATTGGATAATTTCCAACGTCATTGGCTCGAACAGTACAATGATTATACATCTGTATATGAAAAGAAACTGGAATGGATGGACACAACAACAGAAGTCTTTCCTTTTACTAAACAAGAATTGATTGATAAACTCCCTAAGATTTTACCAAAGACAATGTACTTTGGTGATTTGACTTTGGAGAACATCATATATTCTGATAAAGGTTTCAAACTAATTGATGCAGTAACCATTGAATATGATTCTTACATTTTTGATATTGCTAAACTGAGACAAGACTTAGAATGTCGTTGGTTCTTACGAAAAGAAAATGTGAGACTAGGCTCAAAACTTGTAACAATACAAGATAGATTGCTTAAAAAATATCCAGAAGCAAACAACGATTACTTACTGATTCTTATGTTACTCCGTGTGTTCCTACATACTACAAAAGGTGACTTTGAATACGAATTTATTATGAAGGAGATTAAAAGATTATGGAAATAATTGTACCTGCAGCAGGACTATCAAGTCGTTTTCCTGGTATGAAACCAAAATACTTGTTGTATGATTATCAACACAGGTTAATGTTAGAGAACGCTGTTCAACCATATATTGATGCTGGTTATTCAATCACAATTGGTGTACTCAAAGAGCATGATGAGAAATACAATTCAACCAGTTTCATCAAACATGAAATGGGAGATAAAGTAAAAGTTGTTATCATACCACAAATAACAAAAGGTCCCGCTGAAACTGTTTATCAGATTCTTCAACTAGCAAATATCACCGAAGGTGAGTTTATGGTAAAAGATTGTGACAGTTTCTTTGAACATACAACTAAATCAGGTAATTACATTTGTACATCTAATGTGGCAGACCATGAAGTTCTTAATAGACTTAGAGCTAAGAGTTTTGTCATTTCTAATGAACAAGGCATCATCACAAGTATCATAGAGAAACGAGTTGTCTCCAATAAATTCTGTGTTGGTGGTTATAAGTTCGAATCTGTTGTAGATTACAAAAAGGCTTTTGAGTCCATTTCACAAGAGAGAGAAGTGTTTGTATCGGATGTTATTTCTGTAATGTTACAAAACGGACACATCTTTGTTGAAAATGATTCTAAAAATTATGTTGACGTTGGTACATCTAAAGAATGGTTTGAGTATAATGACAAACCAGTAATATTCTGTGACATTGATGGTACTATCATCAAAGCACAAAGCCGTGTTGGTGAGAATTCTTACGATAAAGAACCAGTAGAATTGTCCAAAAATGTGTCTAGGTTATTACAACTACAACAAAATGGTTCAACATTCATCTTTACTACATCTAGAGAAAAAGAGACTTTTGATATAACTGATACAATGTTGAAGAAGTTGGGTTTCACTAATTATACACTAATAGTTGGTTTGAATAATGCTAAACGTATATTGATTAATGACTTTGATATTGGTAATCCATATCCAAGAGCAGAAGCTATCAATATAGAACGCAATAGTGACACTTTAGGGTTGTATCTATGAAATTCATTGCACATAGAGGTCTGACCGAAGGACCTAATGTTAACTTAGAAAACAGACCAGAACAAATTGAAAAGTCCATGAAAGATGGTTTTGAATGTGAGATTGACCTTTGGGTTACAAATTCCGACCTATATCTTGGCCACGATAGGCCAGATTATGCGGTTACACTTGAGTGGTTACAAAAATACCATGCATATTATGGTTTATGGATTCATGCTAAGAATTTAGGTGCATTAAGATGGTTAACCACAACTGAATTCAATTACTTCTGGCATCAAGAGGACGATTTTGCATTGACCAGTAATAAGTATATTTGGACTTATCCTGGTAAAGAATTAACGACTCGTAGCATTTTAGTTATGCCTGAAGCTCTTGACAAAAACTTAGAAATAGAGTATAATAACATCTATGCCGTTTGCAGTGATTATGTAACAAAATTAAGAGAAAAGTATTATGATTCCAAGTAAAAATATGTTTTTTGTTACCTCCGCCATCAAATCCTTGAATGTCCGGTTTTATAACCACCAACAAAGGTTTGACCAGACGGTTGCAACCTTAGATTCTATAAGACAGAAGGTACCAGAAGCCATTATCGTTTTAGCTGATGCATCACTTTATCATTTCACCAGAGAAGAAACAGAGATACTAGTATCTAAATGCAATTATTTTATGGATATGAATAAAGTTCCAGAAGTGCATGAGTATTCTTCCAAAGACATGAAGGCTTGGGCCGAAGGTGCATTATCATTTAATGCTTTTGCCATTCTTAGACAACAACCATTTATGAAAGAAGTCAAAAGAATCTTTAAGATATCCGGACGCTCTTTATTGGAAGATGGTTTTGATATCAGTGCTTACGATGACATGTTTGGCAAATATGTATTCAAAAAACGTATTCCAACATGGATGGGACATGTAACACATGGTGCTACAGACTTATTAATCACCAGAATGTTCTCTTTGTGTCCATCTCTAATTGAGAATTACATGGAAGTTTGTATCAAAAACGTACCATTATATCAATATATGGACTTTGAACATGCTCATTTTGTTAATATTCCAAAAGAATATTTGGTTGAATTTGACAAAATACACGTTTCTGGCTGGTTGGCAGGTAATGGTCAAGTAGAAAGTTATTGACTATGTATTCTCCTCAATCTTTATATAAATTGAGGTATGAATTAAAAAGTTGTATAAATAACTTCATGGCAATCAAAGTGTATTGCAAGTCTAAGGAAACATGAAAAGTTTTATCACATTTCTGAAAGAAGAAGCAGAGGCCGAAGAAGGTTCTAAACTCAAGCATATTCACCATGCTGAGGACAGACCATTATTCCATGGCGCAAAAGGCTTCGAGCATGCTAAAGGTGCATTGATGCAGGCACACAACCACATTAAATCTGGTGGTAATAGTTCTGCTTTGACAATGAAATATGACGGCTCTCCTTCTTTGGTTTTTGGTCACCATCCAGAGAATGGTAAGTTCTTTGTAGCATCAAAATCCGCATTTAATAAGACACCTAAAATAAATTACACTCATGCTGATATTCTAAAGAATCATGGACACGCTCCAGGTCTTATGGATAAACTCCATGCCGCATTGAATCACTTGAAGAAAGTTACACCTAAGACTGGTGTATATCAAGGCGATATCATGCACTCAGGTGAAGATTTGGAACACAAACCAGGTGGCAAAGTATCATTTACACCTAACACCATCACTTATACTGCCAAAGGTGATGAGGCCGACAAGGTCAAAAGGTCTAAACTAGGTATTGTGACACATACTCAGTATCATGGTAACGATATTAGTTCCATGAAAGCTGATCCACATCCTGACTTACATAACTTCAAACAACATCCTGATGTTTGGCAAAAGTCACCAAACCACGATACAAGACAAGTCCATTATTCAGATAAAGACCAAAATGAGTTTATGAAGCACATGAATGCTGCTGAAAAGATTCATAAATCACATCCTGACATGTACAACCATATTGCATCTAGCCATATGGGTGAAACTGGTCATCTATCAACCTATATCAACCATACAGTTCGTACAGGTGAAGAACCGAATACTGAAGGATTGAAGAAACACATTGTTGACAAATACAAGAAAGCTGCAACAAAACTAAAGACGCCAGCAGGTATTGTTAAAAGAGAAAAAGAAGCAGACCCACACGTGAAACATATTGAAGCTAATAAATCACATTATGATAATCTGCTAAAGATGCACAGTCATTTACAAAAAGCAAAAAATAAATTGGTAGATGTATTACAACACCATGAAGGTGGTTTAGAACATCACATCGATGGTAAGAAAACTGGTCCAGAAGGCTTTGTTGTCAACCATGCAGGTGAACCAACTAAATTAGTCAATAGAGCCGAATTTGCAAGAGCTAATTTACTTAAAGTCAGAAAATGAAGTCATTCCTACAGATTATTGAAGAAGAAGCATCAAAAGAGAAACATGCGGTTATGGCTTTTGGTCGCATGAATCCTCCAACTACTGGTCACTTAAAACTAATTGACAAAGTACGTGAGGTTGCAGCCAAACATAAAGCACCACATACTGTGGTTGTATCTCATTCACAAGATGCTAAAAAGAATCCACTTTCAGGTGAACAGAAGATTAAGCACTTAAAGAGATATTCACCAGGTACTCATTTCGAGGCTTCTTCTAAAGAACATCCAACAATCATGCACCATGCAGCTAAGTTACATGCACAAGGTGCTACACACTTACATGTTATTGCTGGTTCAGACCGTGTAAAAGAAATGCATGCTTTATTACACAAATACAATGGTGTAAAAGCAGGACATGGTCATTATAATTTCAAACATATTACAGTACACTCTGCTGGTCATCGTGATCCAGATGCTGAAGGTGCAGAAGGTATGTCTGGCACTAAGATGCGTGAACATGCTAAAAACAATGACTTTTCATCATTCAGGCAAGGTGTTCCACATCATGTTAAAGATGAACATGCAAGAGAGTTAATGAAAGATGTCCGTAAAGGTATGGGCTTACATGAGAGTTACACACATGGTCATCACAAGGCTATTTTTGTGACTGGTGGTCCAGGTTCTGGTAAAGATGTTGTTTTACGTGAAGCTATTGCCGAATCAAGAGCAGTAGAATTCAATTTCACTCAAGTATGTGATGTTCTTAATGACAAACACAAATTGGCCATGAAGTCAATGAATCCTCGCTTTGAATCAATAAGAACACGTGGTCCATTAATTATTAATGGTCCTGCTGATGACTTAGAAAGAATTGCTTTTGTCAAAGAAGAATTGGAAGAACTTGGTTACGAAACCATGATGATTTTTGTTGACACAACCAACAGAGTAAGTAAAGAACGCAATTCTCTTTTAACTAGGATGATGGAAGAATCTGTCCGTCAAAACAAATGGGAAAAAGCACATAAGAATGTTCAAGTTTTCACAGAATTATTTGAGAATTTTGTGAGATTTGATAATAGCAATAGTTTAGAAGAAGAATCGGAAGAAATAACAGACTTATACAAAGAAACATCTAGCTTCTTAGGTGAATCTGTGTATAATGAATCTAATAGATTCTTAAATTTATATGAAGAAAAGAACGCTAAGAACATCCAAAAAGATAATCTTAAAAGCAAAGGTTTGAATGTTATTAAAGATAATAACAGTCCTATAATGCAATATGCGGCTAAGTTAGGTAAAAGAGATGATGTCCGTGATGGTGACATTAAGCAAAATACAAATTACATAGCTAGAATAGGTGGTGGTAATACGTATACCGAATCTGTTCCTACAATGACTAAGCATCCAGAACCAAAAGAAAATCGTTTTAATATGGATGCTAACAAAGAAAAGTTGCGTAAAAATGGCAATAAATCTTTAAGTGCAGCTAGAATAGGTACTGCTGATGGTGTTGGTTCTACATTTGACTCAAGAGCAACAACAGGTGCTGCTGGTGCAGGTCTAGGAGACCAAACATATAGAGAAGCAACAGAGTTTAATAATGATGATGTTGCAGATTTTGCGGGTAAACCTAGAATGGTTAGCCCAAACCCATTAGCTGAAAAGAAAAAAGGTTTGAAGAAATTTAGAGAATCTATTTTTGATTTTGGACTATCTGGTGAAGCGGGAGTTAGCGGAACTACAGGTGGTGCAAGCAATAAAGAACCTCTAGAACTGCCAGCGGATAAGTATGGACAATCGGGTATAACTATCAAGAAAAAGAAAAAGACAGGAGCAAAATAATGTTTACTAAATCACTAGTATCTCAAGCCTTAATTGATGCAACAAAAGCAATTATGGAA